TGCATCAATAGACGCTGCTGCTCTTCGCTTAATGATTCTGCCATTACATCAGCCCTCTTTGCGCTGTATTAAAATAGCCAGTTGGTAGTTGAACTGCTCGCTCTGCGGAGCCGTAGTCAGAAAGACCTTGATCCATAAACGCTTGCATTCGCGTATTACGTTTTGCGAACTCGGATTCACTGGGATCGAGCTCTCCATTCATAGCCATTCGGATGCGTTGCTCTGCGTAAACCGCTGGATCTTGCACAAGCCCTCTAACCGCATCGATGCCTGGCTGCACTGTCTGCATCGCGTAAGCGCCAGGATTGCTAAACGCCTCGCCAACCTTGTCAAAGCCTGCGCGCGTGCCTTGAAAACTGTCGCCTAGCAACTCGCGCATGGTTTTGTCGTCTGGCGTCGGTAGCTCTTCCATCTCGCCTTCGCTACTTAACAATGCGTTTGGAAGACCTGCCGCCGTCGAGGCTGCTGACATAAGTTTGTTGAACATTTTAGCTTCCTGGTAATCCTATGTTTGTGCTTCGACCTTTACTCGAACTGGTCAGCGGATTAGGCAACAAGCCAGCACCACTTCTTAGCACGTCAAACATGCGGAATGGATACTCTCTCGCTTCTGCAAATCTGCGATAACGATCATCAAGCAGCTGCTGCGCTGCCGCTTGCTGCTGACCGCCAACGCCTTGTAGCGCCGCTGCGTCCGCGAACTGCGTACCGCGCAAGTCGCCACCAAGATTTGCCAGCTGAGCAGCTGCACCCTGGCGCATACCAGACGCCTGCATGCCGGCACGTTGATTAGCGAGCGCCGCTTGCAGGCCAGCGTCTGCGTTGAAGCGCTGAGCGTCGAAGCCTAGCTGCTGGTTCCGTATGGCCGCGTTTTGATTAGCCAATGCTGCACGCATTTGCGCGTCCTGGTTTGCCAGCTGTCCGCGCTGACCTAACTGAGCGGCCTGAATGTCGCCCTGCTGAGTCGCACGCTGCGCCGCCAGGTTGTTTGCTGCGTTTAGCTGCCCCGCTCGCATAAAGTTTGCGGCTGACGTGGTGTCTGCTGCCAAGCCGGCTCGCTGATTAGCCTGCTGACGCGCTAAGTCCGCTTGCAGGTTTTGACCGCCAGCTGTTAAGCCGGCTTGCTGGTTAGCGAGCGCTGCCTGCTGACCAAATGACGCTGTCTGCATGCCGGCTTGCTGAGCTCGATTGAGATCTGCCTGCGCTTGCTGCTGCGCGTTCTGGAAGCCTTGCTGGCGCAGGTTGACTGCTGTGTCTGCTGCTTGTCGCGCGAAATTCCTATTCGTTTCTGCTTCGACCAGCGCCTGGCGATCGCCGCCGAATGCGCCAGCCGATACGGCGCTTGCAGCGTTTTGATTCTGCGTCATCTGCCGCGCTCGATCTAAGTCGCCGAGCGCCGCGTCAATAACGCCAGAGTCGTATTGGTTTTGATAAGGCGTTAAATCTGTCTGCGCCAAACTCTCAGCGCCTACTGTTTGACCCTGCACTTGTTGCGCTTGCAATGGGTTTAAGCCGCCGATCTGCTGCGCACTCACGCCTTGCGCTTGCACCTGCTGGTTATTAATCGGAGCAAAGCCAAATCCGCTCTGCACGTTCGATGCGCCTACATTGCCCACTTGTCCTGGCGCAGTGATGGACCCAGCGGTTACTTGCGAGGGCTGAAAGCCTGTCTCTGCTCGCGTCGTTGCAATGGCGTCGTTGATCTCGCCCTGGCCTACGCCAGCACGCGCAGTATCTGCGGCCATGTTCATGCCTTCTAGCTGCGCAGGCGCCAAGGGCGCAATCGTTGCGTAGTTGTATGGCGTATAAGGCGTTGCAGCAACACGTTGCCCTTGTCGGAACGTGTCGGTCAGCATGCCTTTGAGCTCTGGGTCGAATGACTGCTGCGAGTCCTGTTTGTTTTTGCCTAAACTCATAGTCCTACCATCCCAATATCAAAGTTGCGGAAGTCTGGCCGTATGTCACCCATGACCGGCGAAGACTCTGAAATAAACAGCCCTGCTGCGGGCATTACTGCAGGCCGGTAACTGCCTCCGGCCATGTCCAAAATAGGCATCGACTGACTCGGTGCCTGGTCTGCAGGCACTGATGGCCCACCGTACTGCCCGCCTTCGCCGCCAATGCCAACATCAAAAATCGGTATCCCATTGAACTGACCGTTACCTGCCGGTTGCCGAGCGGCGACCGGAGCCTGTACTGGTGGCTCGCTGCCAGGCAAAGGAAACTGCTCGTAATACGCCATGTCAGGTTGCGTGATCTCAGTGCCAGACCCGTAAAAATCTTCTGGCAACGCGGGAGGCGCGGCCATTGCCTGCTCCGTGAGCGACGGCCCGCCGCCTTGCTGTAAATTGCCCATCAAGCCTGGGTTAATGCGTAACAATTCTTGCAGGCCGATGTTGATACCGCCGCCGCTGCTTCCATCTTTACTCATATCTGCTTGACCAATGTTGTGTGGGCTTCTTCCCAATTCATTTCTTTTAACGCCTTCGTCCAGCCTTTGCGCCCGCTCATGCTAAGCGCCGAGCACTTCAGGCTTTTGGCAAACGAAATCAAACTGGATTCCATATCTTTTATCTCAACCAAATCACCCGCCGCTAGGAAAACATGCAACGCTCTAAGGCGCGGGTACTGAACGATCTCAGTAACCATGCAGCTTTTGCTTGCCGGCCAAAAAAACATGTCGCCAACACTGATCGACTGCAGCACGTCTTCGTATGTGTGCGTGCCGCCTGCTCGCGCTAGCGCCATCTCTAATAGCTCGCGGTATGGCCCAACGACGTCTTCTGCCGTATGTAAAACTGCCTCGCTCATATGGACGTCGCCGAAATGGTGCCGTCGTTCGCGACAGTGATACTGAATCGCGTGCCGTCAGGGCTCTGCAGAATCAGCCGCTCACTTCTCAACTCGACGTCCTGGTTCTTTTTGCGATTCAAGTTGTCAGCCTGCTCAATCAGGTTGTTGCGCTGGTTTTCCTGCACAAAATCATAATTACGCTGCGCCTCGGGCAAGATCATCGTCTGCTGCCCTCGCGTACATCGAGCCGCATGTTGCCTACTCGCCAGCTGCTAGGCGTGTTGCCGGTGACTGTCATCTGCACCTGGCGCCCCTGAAATCGCACGCTCGTTGGCGCCGCCATGTCGAACGGGCCAAACGTGCTCTCAGCTGCATTTGGATAAAAACGTGTCTTAAATGTGGCAGTCACGTCGCCCTGGGTTTTTTCGTCAGGGATCAACGACGTCGCAACCATCATCCGGTCGCCATTGCCTAGCTGCAGCGGGCCGGTTTGCGCAAAGATGGTGCTGCCAGAGTCGTATGCGTAACCGACTTCGTGCTCATAGACATAGCCGTCAACGCTTGTGTAATTAGGGAAAACAAACGCACCAACATCGACGCCAGCCGTGCGGGCCAGGGTGCCAATCTGCCAATGGTTTTCCATGTAGTTGTAAGAAACGTAACTGTCGTTTTCGCTTGATCCGCTGCTTGGGTAAAACCAAATGATCTCGCTGAAATTGCTGTTTTGTACGGCGTAAACTTTTGAGCGCTCAGTGACGTTTAAGTTCTCGAAGATGAAGTCGCCGACACTGCTACGCAGAGGCTGCACGCTGCCGTTGTAGACGAAGAAACCGTTATTGCCCATCCAATAGGCCGCGCCGCCAGCTGTCGCGCAGGCGTTGGCGCTAATGACACCGCACGCCGTGCCGACTTGCTGGAAGCCGTATATAAATGGCGGGCCTTGGTACCTGGCAGTATGCGCGTCCGTGTCCGTCAGCAAGAGCGTCTCGCCGCGCATGCGCTTGCCGGCCATCAAGTTACCGTCTGTCGCCAAGGTGAAACTGCCTGCCTGGTTTGTTGCCGCGGGCGTCCAGACGTTGCTCTGCTCTTGGTCAGAGAACGCGACCTTATTACCTACGCCACCAGCGCCGAGTGCAAAAACAAAACGCTCTGGGCTCACCACAATGGCGTTGTTATCGACAGGCGCATTGCTGAGCACAGCTGCCACTGCGGCGGTGCTGTTGGCCCACTGATAAATCTTGCCGTCGCTCGTAGCTGACGCGATGACATATTCGCCGAATGTGTCTAGCGACCAAGTCGTTGCCGGCGTGTATGCGCCGCTGTCTGGCCTGGGCGTATTCCAAGTGCTGGCGCCCCATGTCAGACCGCCATAGCCCAGGTTCTGCACTGCGTCGGCGTTGCCGGTCGTAAAGCTAACCGGCGTGATGTCTGTCAGGGCGTTGTCTTCGCCAACAAAGTAAAGGTTCGTGTGCGTGCCTGCGACCGTCCGCCGGTTGCGGCTGTTGTCGAGGTAGGCGATCAACGCGCGACAGACGCCAGACATGGCCGAAGTTGTGCGAGCACGCCATCCGCCTACCGGCTGCAACGCACCTTCATACCAGCGCACCAGGTTTGCGTCTGACCAGGTATTTGCCTGCTGCAAATCGGTGCCGTTTTTAACTACGCCTGGCGGCGGTGCGATGTTAAGAAAAGACACGGTATTCACCCGTTTCAATCATGTCGCAGAGCTCGTCCGCTCGATAGCCGACCTGCTCTGCCCAACGGCTTGCGTTGAATTCGGTGCTGGCCCAGAAGTAATCGCCTGACTCCATCGCGGCCAGCGCTTTCTTAAAGCCCAGCAATTTAGTGAGGCCAAGATTAAACGCAATGTCGATCATTGCCTCCCGTCGCACACTGTCGAGTTTGCTATACCAGGTAAATCGATCCGTGAGCTCTTGCTCGACTCGCTTGATGTCGTTTGCAAGCAGCATGTCGATCTCAGAGTCGCTCAGACCAATACCGCCGCTCTCGTCAATGTTGCGACCGACGCCCACCGTTACCTTGCCGGCGCTGCATTTGTAAGCGTGGCTTTTGACGCCTTCGTGGCGCTTGAGCATCTTAATAAGTCGTTCACTCATTACTTGTTTGATCCTTACTAGAAGCACCGAAGTAGAAACTGATGATTGAGCTAACAATTCCGCCTAGATATCCGAGCACCAGGTTAATCACTGCGTCTGAATTTTGGTTTGGCTCTTGGATCGTGACCATGAAAATGTAGCTGCCAAAAAACAGGACGCACATGATCGCGATAAGCCTGGCAGTCCAATCACCACTAAATCGCTTGCGCGCGTCTTGCGTGTCTGCTGTCTGCAAGGCAAACACGTCCACGTCTAGCTTTTTCATTTGGACGGCAAAGTCGTTATCTGCGCGTTTGATTTCTGCCAGCTGTTCTGGCGTAGCGTTTTGCACCGCTTGCTGCAGAGCCTTTGGCTCTGGATCACAATCAAGCGCCTTCGCGATGGCTGACGCCGCAGTGCCGGCCAACGGGCCGCCGAGTGCTTGCGCAACCGTCGGTGCCAGGCTGCCGATAATTCCTTTGATTGCGTCAAACTTCATTCGTTCGTCCTATGTGCGTTATCGCGTCAGGTATGCCAGCAAGAGTGCTAAAGTCATCGGCAGCAAAAATAAAAGAACCGCTAACACTGCCCCCCACTGCCGAATCTCTTTCCAAAATTGTTTTTTTGCTGCCGCTTGTCTTGCAAGCTCTGCCTGTTTTTTTTTCCTCGCTTCTGCCATTGCGGCCATAGCCTCGCTGTACAGCTGCCCATTTCCGCTAACCGTGAAGAGATCTTTGATCTCTTTCATCGTCTCTTGAATGTGTTTTTTTGCTAACGCCGCTTTGACGGCATCTGCCTCTGACAGTTTTCCATCGTTGATTGATCGTTGGAGCTCAACTTCGGCCCCTCCCAGGCTTGATAGATAGCCTGAAATACTCGAGATATCTGAAGTCGTTTCCGCAATTTGCTTGATCGCGCTTGTTGCGGCGTTCACGCCAGCGACAATTGCCGCAATCTCGCCGATCATGGCTTAGCCCATGTTCAATAAAATTGGCATCAAAACCGAACCAAGAACGATTGCGTACAAACCAAAAATTAATCGCTCAAGTTTTTCAAAATTCTTTGCGCCACTGTCCAGGCGGCGTTCTATGTTTTGAAAGCGAACCAGGCACTCGCGTTCATGCGCCTCGATCTCTGCCAACGCCTTTTGCGCTAGCTCTTTCTGAGTTGTCGCCATTAGGCGGACTCTTCCTCGTCCTCTTCGACCGCATGCACGAGATCATGCAAATCGGCTGACCAGGCGTTTATGGTACGCTCGCTTTCGATCATCTGAATCTGTAGCTGTTGCTGCTGATCCCGCAACATGCGAACGCGCTGCACAATAATTTGCGCCTCGGGCTGCAGGTCGCTAAAGTTAAAGTCGGTATCGCCGATTGTGATTACTGCGTCTTCCATGCTCTATTCCTTATGCCGCCCAAGGCGTGCCTGTTGCTGTAGCTGGGGTTATCTGCGCGTCGATGTTGGCTTGTAGCGATGCTTCGATTGCATCTTTGTCTACGCCGTCATCCCAGCACCATCCTAACACCTGTGCCTCGGTCAAATCGGCATAGGGAGTGTAATCTGGGCTAGACGCATCGTAGGTAAACCCTTGAGTGCCGTAGCTTGTTGCAGTGTAGGTTACAGCGTCATCGCCAGTACCTTCCGTTTGCTCTGCGTTTACGCGCCAGTGAGCAGTGAAAACACCCCCATCACTCAGTTCGTAATCAGTGGTTGAGATCGTCCATGTAAATGTAGCCATTACGGTGTCTCCGTCTGTGCAGCGTTATAAGCTGCTATAGCTTCTGTTGTGTGGAACGTATTGCACATGGCTTGAACCTCTGTGCTTTCACCTGACCAATCGTCAGTGGGTGATACTGTGTGGCGATGGAAGGATCTGCTGATCTCTACACCGTCTCTGCTGATGATGGTAGCTGTACGGATTTGGATAGCTTTCCAGCCTCCGCAGTCTACTACTTCAATCTTGTCTTGTACTGTTGCTTCTGATAAAGCCATTGTCTTTCTCCTGTTTTAGTCCGTCTCAAGAGTCCACTTGAGATAATTAGGTTGTTCGGTACGTCATACTAAATAACAGATTGCCTTGGCCCATATCTGCGTGAGTAGCATTCATAACCGGCCCAGATTTTGCCATGTCGTAATAAACGCCATTAGTAACAGTTGCGTTTGGCGGAAGTATTATATTTAAAGAGTTTCTAGTAGTTGACCAGCTAGTCCCATGTACAGTGCTTGATATTCCATAGCTGTTTGCCCTATTTTCTGCCGGAAACGGAAAGCCAGAGATTTGTAGGGCGCCAGATGCTGAGCCAACAGTAGATATATCAAGGTGACACTGAACCGTTACTAAATTACCTATTTTGACATAAGTGCCTAATTGCACGTTGAATGTTCCTGTTCCTATGCTTGCAAACGTAGGAGTAAACGTCCCTTCTTCATAGTCATCCAGCGTTTGCGAAGATGCGCCTACGCCACTAAAATCAATTCCTTCGCTAGTGCTTTCTAAAACAAGATTCTTTTTTAGAATGAGATTACCGCTGGCATCTATGCGTGCGCGCTCCGTTGCTGCTGTATTTGGAAACGGTGAAGTTCCAAAAATTAAACCAACGCTTGTTCCAGAACTATTTTCTGCAATGGCTTGAATTGTCGCTTTTTGTCCAGTGCCGCCGGTAGACCCGTCATTTCCATAAAAGTCTATCTGCCCAAGAACGTCATTAGTTGTTATTGAAGTATCAGTGTTTTCAAGCGTTAAGACTGCACCTTGGCCGGAGTTGTTTGCAGCAAGATTGAGCGTTGTTTTAGGCGAAACAGTGCCAATACCAATGCGGTTATTCGTTGCATCTACATGCAAGGTATCTGTGTCCACAGTCAACGCTGCTGCTGTCACTGTGCCGAATACACCCTCAAGCCCGCTCAACGCATCCGTCACGGCACCACTAGCGCCAGCACCGTCAGTCACGATCATCTTTACGGCACCAGCAGCAACCGCCACGTTCGCGCCAGAGCCCTGGCTAAACGTCAAAGTGAAAGACGTCTCATTGCTAATGATCCAGACCTTGCTGATCGTATTTGGCGCAAGCGTCACTGTGCATGCCTGGCCACCGCCGGTGCATTTTAGGTACATGCTGCGCGCTTCATCGGCAGCGCCGTCTGCCAGGGTTATCGTGTGCGTTGATGCGTTAGGGATCGCTTCGCTGCCTTGGCCAAATGCTGACGCCAGGTTGCTGATCGTAGTATTTAGAAGACCGCCCCAGGTTCCACTGTTAGAGCCGGCCTCTTGCTCGCGAACGCGCAAATCATTGTTAAACGTATCAGCCATCAGTTAGTCCTCACGCTGCCCGTTGCCATGATGTGCTGGCACTGGGCTGTTTTGTGTAGTTCGTGCTTGCGCTGGATTCATCTGACCAGCTGGTTGTGGCACCCGATTCGGTTTGCCATTTAATTTCGCCAGCAGCTGTGACTGTGCTTTGAGCACTGATCGCTGCAGCGCCAAAGCGGATTTGACCGCCGCTTGCTGTAAACGAAGAAGCGGCTGAGATAGTCGCCCTGCCGTTGAGTAGCGTGCTTGACGACGCAGTCGCGCTGCTCGTTGCGCTAATCGAAGCAGCTGCGCTGACAACCACGTTTGCATTCGAGCTAAACGAAGACGAAGCGCTGATAAGCGCAGCAACGTGCCTAAACCTTTGACCGCTTGCTGTAACTGTAGAAGAGGCTGCGACTGTCGCGCCTGCTTCCCTAATGCGACCGCCATCGGCAGTAACCAAAGCGCTAGCACTGATAGCTGCCGAAGCGTTTGCCACCACTTGCGCAGCCGCTGAAGCAGACGAAGAAGCAGCGATAGTCGCGCTAGCGTCGTAGTAACTCCATTGGCCAAAGCGTCCAGCGCTCCAACTACCATTGCCATAACCCTGGCTCACCTAGTCGAGTGTCACGTCAAGATCGCCGGCAGGAATGCGAAACACGTCGCCGGTTTCAATCGTTCTGCTAGACGTCAGGTTTGACCAGGCTAAGAAATTGCCAGAGCTCTCTGCGTCAAAAATCGCAACGGCAACAATGGTGCCCCAATCGCCAGTAGCCGTAGGCCACTCAACAGCCGCGCTGTTTGTCGACGCAGAGCTCGTCGTCGTGAATGCGCAGCTTTGTCGTGCATAGCCGCTGCCGCTTAATTCTGTGCCGCCGCCCGCATCCGTTGGCGCGGTCGTATAGAGTGCCAGGTACTTAGTGCCAGGCTGCGAGAAAGACCCGCCGCTCAGCACATAATCGAGCACTTTGTTTTCTAGGTAGTCGCTAAAGCCCGCCATAGTCTTTTCCTATTGGAGCGCCGCCGCTCTCATTTTGACGCTGGTCTGGCCAGCCGTTCGTTGGTTGCTCACTTCCAGGTCATCAATCGCTCGCTGGTACAGGCTCGCCCATACCGTGATGCGCTCGTCGTTCTGCAGGTAAGGTGCGCTCTGCATCAACGTCCCGTAGAGATAGATGTCTGGGTTGTGCGTGAGCAGCCAGTTGCTTGTGTTCGTGTCAGAAAGCGCTTCGATCTTGGCGTAGTAAACGAGCTCTGCCGTGTACCCAGTAGCCGTGTTGTCTGGCGCCGGATAGACCTGGATCTCTGTGCCAACGTGGCTGTATCGAGACGGCGTGCCGGTAGCACTGCTGCCAGACTTCAGCGCGTTCAGCGCTTCGTTCGTGACAAACTCCATCTGCGTCACAGGGTTGGTCTCAAGAATCAGACTTACTGTCTGTATCCAATCTGCCGGTGTTGCGCTGTATTCGCTGTCGATCGTCGCCTGAGATCGAGTGATCATGTAGCGATGGCGGATGCTGCGGTTAAACTGCGATTCCGCCAAAGCCACAAAGTCACCTATCGCACTCGTCAAATCCGTGCGGTTTAGCCAATCGGCTACGCTCGCTTGGAGCTCTGAGTACGTCGAGATCGCCATCAGATACGCGCGTCTCGCGTGCGGAACGCGCGGTTATCTGGGTCGTTAAGCCATGCCTTCATCTTTTTAGGGTCGTCGGCAATGCCTCTCGCTTTCAGGTCGTACAAGACGCTCAATGGAATGGACGCAACCCTAGACCACTCACCATGCTTCTGGTGTCGATCCATCTCGTTACGAGCCCGCTTGTTCGCCTCAACGATTGCCGTCACGTCTTGCGATGTCGCAATAGTGATTTTGTCGTCTTTCAGCGTCTCGCCGGCTTCGTATACGAAGTCTGATTTGATGCCTGTTGTGGCATCGTTAGACAGGTTGCGTTTTATTTCCATTGATTAGTCCTAGCTAGTGGATAGGTCAGCCACAACGCCCAGACCAGCCTCTTGAGTGACGACCAAGCCGTACTCAGCCAAGGTGAGGAACTTGGTTGCGTCACCGGTCTTCGCTAACTCTTCAGCCTGGATTGGGCGAAGCGTTGCAACCTCACACATATCTGGGTCGATGACGTAAGCGTCGCGTGCGCGGCTCTTGGTAGAAGGTACGATCTGAACGCTACCGAAATCGCTAAGGTAGACGTCAGCCGCCCCAACAATTGTGGTAGGGCCGTCAGAAGGCGCCATGTAACGCTGAGCAGCAATGCCGGCAAAGCCGGAAATAACCGTCTTAACGTGAGGACCAACCATGACAAACTGAGGTGAGCCCCCGTTGGAGAAGATGCCTTGCAGGACTGTTTTTAGCATGCTTTCGGTCATGGCTCGCTGGGTGCCATCAGTAGCCGCGGCATTTACGACACCACCAGATACAGTTGGATCTGCACCGCCCGTGCCGCGAGACGTGTTGGTCTTGATGAATGCAGCCAAAGGCGCAGTCTTACGAGCGGTCGTGCTGTTACCAGCGACAGCTGCATGGTTCAAACCACAGAGGTTATGTTCCATATCGTTAGCAAGACGCTTGCCCGCTAAGCTGATCTGGTAGGCGACTTCTGCCCGTCGGCCTGCCAAATCT